GAAACCCATGATATTTACCTCTGCTGTCTACTAAGTCTGCTTACGCAGTCAACAAGAAAAAATGGGGGCCGCTTCTGCAGCAAGCCCCCATAAACACCACCTACCCTTACCCTTTACGCGCCGGCCGAACCCCAAACACCGAGATGGTCAGACCAGCCAAACGAATAGCGTTCGCGGGCCTTGTAGCGAGCGTTACCCGTATCAAAATCGCTGTCCATCCCGGTCTTCAGTGGCACGCGAACAAAGTGCTTCAGCCCGTTCGGAATGTCAGTCACGATGAAGTAGCCATTGGTATCCGTCAGGTAGTTATTAACAACATAGCCGCCTGGGAAGATGCCGTTGTTCTTCAGCGCGTTAATATCGTTGTCAGCCGTACCCGTACGCTGCTCAGTCTCCAACAGTCGCGTTGCAACAAATTGAAGCTGCGGCGGGATCACCAACTTACGTGGCTTAGCAACAATCAACAGCCCGCGCTCATCAAGCCATTGATTGATCTGAATAACCGCCGCCTCAAGCGTGGTTTCAGACAAGTCAGCAGCCGTGCCGAGGTTACTGTTCGTACCACCACCAACCAACGGGTGATCCGATGCGCACAACGCCTTGCCGTCACCGCCGAGAAACGATGCTGAAAATGCGTTGTTGAGAACTGAAGCCGCTTTAGTCTGCTTGGTGTATGCCATAGCGCGGGCCAGCGCCTTTGTATACCGAGCCGCAAGCGCGTCGTAGAGGTTATCTTCGACGGCTTCTTCAGTCAGCGAGAAGCCCATTGCGATAGTCTCGTGGTTGTATCGAGACACATACGCTTCCTGTGCGTTATCGTAACGCAGTGCAGCACCTTCAGACTTGACCGGAGCTTGCGCAAAGCCCGACAGCTTGACTTCTTCTTCGAAAGAACGCTCCGAAGTTTCAGTCTCGAAAATCTGCTTGTGCTGATCTTCGTATCGCTTGTAATCCATGCCAAACAGGGCATTAAGCCCAGGAAGCAACTCTTTCAGCAGTTGTGCACGAGAAATAGCCATTTTGTGTTACCCCTTAAACGCCGAGCGGGTTGTTGTAGGCGTGGACGCCAACATTAAACTTGACGAGAAATTCAGGGTACGTATCAGACTCCGTACCGCGAACAACGTCGATGATTCGCATGGCCAGCGTCGAAGTGGCTGCGAGCGTAGCGCCGTTCGATCCAACAGTCAGCGCAACACCAGAAATACCCGTTGCAGTGCTACCGCCAGTCGAGAACGTAAGCGTGGTGTTCTTACCAATAGCACCGGGCCAGCCACTGCCGTTAGTGCCAGAGTTGAACGTGCCAAGAGCAGCCGTACCCTTAACCTGGAAAATAGTATCGGGATCATCAGCAACGGTAATCCAGACATCCGTAGCACCACCAGTAATGGTGTTGGCCGGCAGATAGTTCTGGTAAATCGTCTGCTTCAGCGAGTTAGTGTATCGGCATCCAAGCATGACACCGACAATACCCGGTGTAGCATCTGCAGTCGTACCCGGCAGCAAAAACGCCACCGGAGTAGAGCTAACAGCGGCCGGAAGCCCTGCAGAGCTAAGAACAACAAGATCGCCGTAGAAGATGGCAGCACTGTTGTTTGCTGCCACGCGGAATTCCCGCGTGGCTCCGGCATACGGCTGACCGCCGATCAAGTTAACCGGCCGAAGGCCGTAAGGAGTAGCAAGATTGCTCATAGTTACCTCAAGATGTTAAGAGCCATTACCAAAAGACACTTCTGATTTCCTGTTGTTAAACAGAGGCATCTTCGGATTGTTTTCGCGCATCAGATTGCTATCCACAGCCTCAATCTGACGAGCATTCATCTGTGCAAAATATGCATCTCGCGCCTGTTTAACTTCAAGCGGAATTTTGCACAACACCAACGCACCAATCTCAATCAAGCCTGAATTCTTAGCGCTGGGATCGATGCTATGAATAAGCTCGGGATGGTCCGACAGAGGCACTGTAACCCACCCCTCTCGCATAGCACGCCCAAAGTTATTCACATCTTGCTCTGCACCAATCGACTTCCGAATATACCTGTAGTGCCACCCCGGAGGAGCAACAGGCATCGGAAGTGCGTCTGCCGGTTTCCACTGATACTTACGAAATTCTTCGGGGTTGCGTTCTTGCAGCCCACGAACAGCGCTATCTCGCGTCTGCGTATCCCGTGCAGCCCTCTGCACCGGCGCAGCTTGTGTAGTGGTACCTTCAGACATTCGAATTCTCCAGCTTGATTTTTTCTGCAGCAAACTGCTCAGGGGTTACGCCAAGTCGGCGCGCTAGACTCATCTCGGCAGCGGTGAGCGCTACCCGTCTGCGGCCGCTTGCGACACGCGTGGCAGGGGCCACAGGGCTTGAAGTGCGGGGTGTGCGGGTTGCCGGGGCTTCCGGCTCGAAACGCTCGGGGAAGCGCTTCTTCACTGACTCGTCAAGACGTTTGTAGTACGTCTCCGGGTCAATCCGAGGGTCAACACCCTCCTCGACCAGTTGTTCGTGCACTCCGAACACGAACGCGGTCATTGCCTTGTCTTTCTGGAACCAAGACGAGTTCCTTGCGGCCCAATCCCGAGCCCGTGTGTCGGGGGCAGGATTAATCGATTGACGCGGTTGTACCTCAGTCGTCGGCGGCTTGTCAACAGCCAGCGCCGTTGTTTTTTGACTTTCGAGTGCTTCCTTGCGAGCGGTCAGCCGCGCCACCGACTCCTGCGCTTCATACATGGCTTCAGCATCGTACGCATTAACGGCATCTATGTACGCGCGCTTAGCAGCCGCAAGATCGGCATCAATCTTAGCAGCCGTCGCCGTCATCGACCCTTCTGCAAGCTTCTTAGCCTGCTCTTCCAACGCTTTCTTTTCATTAAAGATGCGTTGCGCAAACGCAACGGCTTCATCACGCTCGCGCTCAGCCTGCTCTTTATACCGTCGCTCATCATGCCGCGCGTGTGTCAGCTTCTCAATGCGCTGACGAACTTGATCCGAGTATGCCTTTAGCTCTTCCTCTGTCGGCTCAGCATCAACATTTTCCGGCAGCGGCTTCTTGTTAACATCTTCCGGCCGAATACGCTCGTCTTCCTTTTCAACAACTTCAAGATCAAGGTCGGCTTTTTTCAGTAGTTTTTGCGCTGCTTCTTCATCGATGTTATCAAGATCGATAGTTGTTTCGATGTCGAAATCTGGATCGTTAACGCCCATGTTTATGCTCCAACTCGTTTAATGCCGCGGGGGTCTTCAACAACAGCTTCAATAGCGTCGTCGTTAACCAGCCTCATTTCCTTGCCGTAGACTACGATACGAACGCCACTGTATGGGCGAATAATAACGAAGTCTCCCTGCTTACACCACGGGCCTTCAGGAAATTTAGCTCGATCTTTATAACAATCCGGGCCAAGTTTGGCAACAAACGCCACAACAGAAGACACTTCATCTGCCTTACGCGTCGAATCAGCCTTCAAAATACCCGACTCAAACGCATCATTCTGCTCTGGCAGAATCAACAGCATTTTATAGCCAACCGGATCAGGAAGCTGCTTGGCTTTTTGCGCAGAAGACTGCTGTTCTAGGTCTTCAATTTCACTGTCGAGCATTGCTCGAACGTGTGCGGGCAGGAGAATATTTTTAGCGTCCATCAAGAAGGGCCTCTTCTAAGTTAAGTGTGAGTTGTTTGTGTCGGTCTAGTGCAAATTCCAATCCTGACAAGCGGCCGACCAATCGCTTGTATTCGTCAAACGAAGATATTCTACCAGACATAATAGCGATTTTCGCTGAGTCAATCTCTTCTTGCAACTCTCGGTAAAATTCTTTATTAAGACCGATAAACTCACTCACGCTTATCTCCTTGCTGCTTCATCTTCTGTACTTGAGCGGCAATAGCAATGCGATGCTTCTGCTCTTCCTGCGCCTGCTTACGAGCTTTCTCAGCCAACTTCATGCGATGTTCTTCTTCAGCCCGACGTTCTTTACTAAGAGCGCTTGCAACTTCTAGCTGACCTTTGTCCGGCCCCCCTTGCTGCGGAACACTGTGTTCTTTAGCCGCAATCATTTCTTCAAGCTGCTGCTTGCGTTCCTTGATAACAACCTCACGCTCCTTAAGCTGCAACTCCTTACCCTGCATCTGCAACACTGGGTCTTGAGACTGCTGTTGCGTCTGAGCTTGTGCTTGCTCGTTCGTATTCTGCGACTGCACCGCCTGTGCAGCTTGTGCAAGCAGCCCAGCAAGCTCATATTCAGCCTGCGGGTCCATTTCTTCGTTGGGGTCGGGCAGCGCAATACCAAGCGCTTGTTGAATTTGCGCACGATATTCATATGCCGCATGCTCGGCAATGTGTGCTTGCATGGCGTTAAACATAGTCTGCGCGTTGGGATTCTGCCCTAGCAGCATGCCGATTTTCGGATCGTTCATGAACGACTGATGCACCGCCATGTGCGCCTTGTGGTTCTGCTGCAGGAACGCCTTAACCGGCCGACTCATGAGCACCGCCATATTCTCCGCTACTGGATCACGTGGTTTGTGATCCTCTGGCATCGGAATAATTTTAGCCGCGTTCTTCACCCCCAGCGTATTCACCATCTCACGGTGCAGGAATGCCTTGTCGTACAACTGAGGGTCTTTATCCGCAAGCTGCATAACAGCCTGGAACTGCGCGATGCGCACCCCCATAGTCGTCGCATTAGGATCGCTGACAGGAATAATCTCTACTGTGTCGTAGTCGCTGTCTTTAGTCCTACGCTCCGGGTCGTCATCAATCTCGTACGGATACTCACGCTCCCCGTTATTTTTAATCAACTCCTTCAGCAGCTTAAACTCCTGCCGCATCGCCGCGTGTATGCGTGCCTGCACAGCAGAGAGCGTCTTAAGCTGTCTTTCAATAAGCGCTAGTGTGGTCCCAACAGGCGCGTTCTGATTCGCGTCCGAGAAATTTACATCGGAGATGTTAGCGGCCTTGCGCCCGTCATCGACAATCGTATTCAACAACTGAAATAGCGTGCCGCTCGGCTCTTTATACGGCAGCGGCAGAATGTTGTCGCGCAACGTACCGCTCGACACATCAACATCACGAAACTCTGCCGGCTGAATGGGGGTATCTTCACCCTTTATACGCATGCCGCGCGTCTTAAACCCACCCGGCAAGTTACTCAGCGTGCCTGAATCAACAAGCTGCCGCAACAGGGACGTACCCGATCTGGCATGCCCGCCGACCAAGTGAATCAGCCCGAACCCATAGAACCCAAACCCGGTGATGTAGTTGTAGTGAATAAAATGCCGGCGCTTACGCTTTATTGGGTCTTCACGCCTCCAGTT